GAGAAACATTGTCAGACTTTTATAAGATAACAGATCTTAAACCTTTGCCTTCGGGTCAGGCTCGTGATACTGTATCTTTGAAAGTTTTCCTTCCCATTTATAATGGTAAGGAACTACTTCTACCTTTAAGGAAGGTGTTTCACACCAAATTTGAAGGTACAAACCTTTTCTTCTCTAAGAGAAAGAGTAAGGATTTATGGAGGAAGTGTTTCAAACACAGGCTCCATACAACACTTGGTCTAAAGAAACATGTCTCAGACATACTTTCTAAGCGCGAAGCGCATCAGATCAAGCTGATATTCGAAAATATGGATAGTCTTATAGACAATCTCATATTGTTTGATAAGGAAATCTTTAACCCTCAGGGTGAAGATTTTAAAACACTACTACATTTAATACGCAAGTGGCTTGCAATTTCATGTTTTAGTATATCACAAACTGTAGACTATTTCAAAGAGGTAGTAAACCATTTGGAAACCTATCTATCAGATTCACGATGTGAATTGGTAGACATTAATCGAAATCCTTTCAAGATAATCCTGAAATTTTCGAAATTTAGAAAGATGCAAGAAGACGGTCCTATGGCAACGTCTGGTTGTTCATCTTTAGCGCAACTGTTTTCTACCAGGAATTTTATACAAGGTAGTGGACGGAAGCTTAAAGAAGCAATAAGCGACTTCAAGGCGCTTGTTAGCTCCGAATTCTCGGTTAATGACGAACTCTTAGATGATCTCAGAGTCGCATCCAAGCGAGTTATGATGAGATGCGCATCAGTCAATATGAAATTGAAAGGCGGTCACATTTCCTTTAATACTGCTGGAGAGTTAAACTTCCCGGCAGCATCAGGTGGAAAAGTTCGAGCCATGATGGATGATATCCTTCCATGGCTCAACTACATTCCGAAAATCGAGGAGGTGATTGAAACACCGATCGGTACATTTAAAATGTCCGTCACGATTCGGAGACATGAATCTATCTCAAATATAATCTCTGGAAGAGATTTCTTCGAGGAAGATATAGAAACACACGTTAGAGACGGATTAAATCCGTCAACTGGTGTGATGATCTATTTGTGTGCTTTCAACAAACTTAAAGAGTGGGAAGGCACCATTCAAACCAGGCAAGAGGCTGTGCCCGAACCTGGTAACAAAGTGAGAATTATAACGACCAGTCACTGGTGGTTGCAAATCTTACAAAGTCCAGCCGCTCACGAATTAAATTCGATGATTGGCCAACATCCCTTTGCACACTCATGCATGAAAAGGGCAAACCAAGCCTGGAGATCACTCGATGAGTGGTCTAAGCTTAGTTTCGAATCACTTCCGGAGGAGTACTACGTGCTCTCTTCAGATTTGAAATCGGCTACCGATGCGTTACCGCACTCGGTGATTGAATCAGCCTTTAAGGGGCTAGCCGACGTCTTCCCTCAATGGTCAGATATTCTATCTATATCATTGAAGAGATTTTGCTTCACCTCTGATGGGGACTCAGTCTACATTAGAAGAGGAATAATGATGGGAGAACCGCTGTCTAAGACAGCACTAATCCTAATATCTTTAGCAATCGAAGAAATGGCATTTTGTAAATACCATAGTTTTAAACTGAGAGATTTGGAAAATCTACCAGAAACTTCATCCTTCAAGGATAGATTCTTCTTTTTAGGTGGAGATGATCATCTTGCCGTTGGTAAGATCGAATATCTCGACTTAATAACCGATATGTATCATACATACGGCGCACTTATTTCAAAATATAAGCATAGAAAGTCTAAGATTTTCGTTATGTTCTGTGAGAACATGCTTTATTTCGTGAATAGGAAACTTAACCTGACTCCTAAAGAGGCAGGCAAGAAACCGGATACTGGAATCTTCATTGACTCAGTCAAAGTAAGGTTACTTAGTCCCTTCTCTAAGGCCTTAGACAGTAGAGACGAGAGAAATCCGGCAATCGGTAAGCTTAAAGACTTATCGACTTCATGCCAATACCAGCCACCAGAATTCAAAAGAATCGTTCTGGACAGGTTCTGGTATAGGTTTAAAGGCTATATTCCATCAAGGCATGTTACCTCGATGTACTCAATAGCTTATTTACATGGCAAGGTAGGAGGATTGAATTTCGGAGAAAGACCCCCTCTTGATACGACCTTTCAAAGGTTGTTACCTATCTATAACTGGGCTCTGCGGAGAATGGCGATGGAGCCAGATACTACAGTGCTTAAAATCCGATCAGCTTTGGGTGGGTTATTCCACCAATCGAGCCCTAGGGGCTTAAAGCTTGAAAAGATCGAAGAGTTCAGAATGCGATTCTACGAATCTCAGTCCAAACTCAATGCAAAAGGTACGGAAGAGATTTTAGCTGAGCTATCTCTTGAACGCACTTGGGATACTAAGACAATTCTTTCTAAGAAAGGATATAAGTCATTAAATGAACTTGAGTCTATGATTCGTAAACCACACATGATGAGCCAATTATTGACTCATCAAGGCGTTAATTACGATACGAGAACGATGGAAGACAGATTATATCATCTTTGCAAAGATCTCTTTACTTTATATTATCAAGAGGGATCTACGATCCCAATGACAGTGTTAAAGTTAACTGAATATCAGTCTGCGGTACGCTCGATTGATAACAGTCTTTTAATTGATGAGAACTCAGTTTTCATCAACGATAAAGGAGAAGAGGTAAATCTTAAAGAATACCTAACCGAGGGGACCCCAGGGCTCTCCGTTTCGACTTGGAACTAAGTTCCGAGTGCTTCTCTTAAA